ACTTATCTATAATACGCCTCGCCATAATTAGGTCGGCGCTCTCCTCTGTCCTACCCTGATAATCCATTAAATTAGTTTTCAGGTCAATAGAGCCATTGCCGTGTGCCCATAACTTCTCACCTTGCGACGACTTCCTGTCATCCTCAACAGGGTCAGCAGCTTTAAGGTCGATTGATACCCTGTAATCTGTCTCCAAATCGCCCTTATTTAGCTTGGCAGGCTTCCAATCAGGGATAGTGTTACATATATCTAACCCCATCTCTAAAATAGTAGCAAAGGCGTTCTGTGTATTCTCTATAACTGTATCATATCTACGCCTAGCTAGTGTGGCGGTTATATCTTTACTCCTGCCACTAGCTGCTAGCGGAAGAGCTGCGGCGATAAGAGGATACTTCCTCAGTATCTCCGACTGTAAAGCATGTAACCGTGCGAACATCTCGCCAGACGGAAGCTCACGATGTCCCCAATTTATTTCAGTCCCTTCAGGGAGGTTATCCAAAACGTTTATATCGTAAGCCCCCATTTTCAAGTTACGCTGTAATACCTCTGGGAGAATATCGAACTCCGCCCCTTTCACCATTATGGTAATTGCCTGGTGGGCAAAGATATGCAGGATAGAAGCTATATCGCTACGAAGCATTGCTTCCTCCATAATCATATCTCTTGCAAGCCGAATATCGCTGACGATAAGCTCAGATAATTCACCATCTGGTGAACGCCTACCGAAACCCGAATACTTCCTAACATAAGGGACAAAGTGGTAGATATTGGGCTGGACACCATTAGTTACCGTAACCCCATTAGCTTCGCAGTATTTAATATCCTTATCCCAATATTCTACCCACTCAACCAGTTTCTCATCCTTAATTGAGTCAAGGTAGGGGTACAATGGGATAAGGTCTTTTAACTGTCTTTCGTAAAAGGCTAGCACCCAATCAGGTCTGCCATGGTCATCTTCATGCGTCGAACCATAAATAACCATCGGCTCTGGAGTAATAAGTTTTATAGGAAGTCCCACACGGTCTTTAGTAGCAAGTATGCCCTCACCCTTACATATCTTACATTTGCTCCTGCCTGACTTCCCCTTACCATTGCATTCAGGACAATCCGCCCAGTGTTCGTTGTGGATTATCTTCCAATATGCCTCACCCCTTGAAACTTCTCCCTTCACATATTCCTTGACATGGCTGGGGCTTTGCCTTAAAAGTGTCGGTATCCAACGTTGATTTAGTTCAGCACTAATACGTTTGCCAGCATCCTGAGACCCTGAAAGGATTTGTACCCGTGCCTGTGGATTGGAAGTGGTAATCTGTTGTGCCGCAGCATCAACTATCTCCCTAGCAATACCAGAATGAAACTCTCTATGGGGATGTTTAATATCAATCTTAAAGGTGTCGTTTATATATGTTAAATCTTCTCTCTGCTCTCTCCTAGTTTTACTATACAACTCAGTTTCGCAATAAGTCTTGAGTTCTCTAATTTCCTCTACGCTTCGCAAAAAACACCTCCTGCTTACCAACTCTCGCTATATTGATAGGATTTTATGCCTACCTTGCCACCAGTTGGCATGGACTTTCGTATAGATAATTCAATCGCCCACATCATCGTAAAATCATCGTGGGCGCCACCCCTAGCCTCTCCCGCTGGGTGCTTATCCGTTCTGATAAATGAGCGAAACTCGTTTATAACATCTATCTCTGGCTCATTCAAAGACCTAGTAAAAATATTATCAGCTAAATCAGCTATCATATCTGACCTATTGGAACCTGTCCAGAAACCCTCTTTTGTCTTTGCCTTATCATGGTAATACCAATTAGTAACCCCCAAATCTTTCAACTTATTGATTAGTGTCAACCCACAAGAATTTCTTTCTACCGCTGTATAAGGCGTAAAGTATCTTTCATACAAATCAAACAGTATCGCAGCCTGCTCATCAAGCGTTATATTCCCATGAATACTAACAATCCTTGACTTCCATTTATCGAATACCCCGCCTGCGCAGGGGTCGCTGGTAGAATGCCCCTCTGAGGAATCCATAACCATACTATATCTACCTGTTACAATAGGCTCTTGATATATCTTCACCAATCCGTTGCGTTCTTCTCTTATAGGTGAGGTACATCTTCTCTCCAAGTCATTAAGTGCTTCTAAATCAAATCTACAAGTTGTTTTCGGTGGCGCTAATGCTTGAGCCAGACTCTCTGGATATTCCTTTTCCCTCTGATATTCTGGGTACTTGGGAAGTATCTGCTTCTCAAACCACTCGTCCAAAGATAGGGAACCATCCCTTGACGGGCGTAGCCGCCAGTTAGCTAAATCGTGAAGGTAGGCATTGCTAGTCCTATCCCTTGCGTCAATTACCCTTTTGTTTAAGTGATTGTTCACATCCTCAAAACTCAACGTCCCCAAATCAATCATCTGGGCATTACCCGCATCTATAGTCGGGCCAATAGCCGCAAAATTCACTTCCCCATAAGGGTGGTCAGCAAGCTCATCCCTCACTACTAGCGAGGCATCAGTAGAACGACCAGCGCCCTTTGTAGAAGCCAATGCTCGTATCTCGCTGTTAGAATCAACAAAATCTATTATACCCTGGTTATCGGGATGCTTCTCATTAGGCCTTAAAAAATCAGGCAAGTTATCGTAAATAAAACGGCATTTTTGTATCATGGCAAACGCTTCTGGCTCACCCTTAGACATTATTAGAACTTTAGCCGCCTCATGGAATAAAACTAGCCAGCATATATAAACACAGACAAGCCACGTAATACCAAGTTGCCGTGCCTTTGGAATAACAATCTCCTTATGGGACAAGAACACTTTAAGTGTATCAAGCAAATACGGCCACGGCTGCCACTTAACCTTGCCCTTTTTGTCTCGGTCTAGGATATAACAAAATTTACTAGCGAAGTAAGAGAGGTTCTGTTTGCTCGCTATCCTCTGAGCTGCCTGTTCCTCCACGTCGGCTGGAGTCAAAATCTTCTTGGATTTCGGCTGCTCGCTTAGCAATCCTCTCTTCCGCCTCTTTGGTAAGCTCATAAATATGCGTCTCTTCCTTTTTATCTATCATTTCGCCTTGTGATTTTAAGTAGTCAGTTAAGTCTCTGCCTTTTCGTTCCTCTGCCCCTATAAGAAATAGTAATCGCTTGGCTAGCTCTACCATCTTGTTATGGTCGCCGCCATCAGCCAGCTTACGTGCTGACTCCTTGATACTATCCCTATTAGTCATATCACCCAGTAACTTAACTATAGGTCTGACCCTCTCAACTACAGATAAACCCAGCTTATCCGAATACTCACGCCTGCAACGCTTCCACCGCCCTAATGTCATGGGCGATACATCAATCATCTTGGCATACTGAGCGTTGTTCTTCGGGTCACGCTTTGCTTTTGGTAAATCCAACCAGTCATAGTAATGTTTTACCTGCTCTTTATCTAAAATCATTTCCTGTGCGTCCCCTTAATAGTTCCCTTATTCTGGGACTGATGAAAAATTTTTTTACCTTTCTTGACCCCGTATTGCTTTTTCATCTGTTCAAGTATTTTGATTCCCTTTTTAGTTAACGGCATTTATGCTGCGCCCTCCGAATTAGTACGAATATACTTAACCCTATAAATACACAGAGCGAAACTAATTCCGCCTGATTAACTGGACTTTGATGTGCCCCCGAAGGGGTGTTGAGCATTGCAATAGATGTACCAAGTAATCCGCTTATCGTTACCGTCTCCAGTAACCTCATCCGCTTCCCTTGTGTACTCTCTTGCCGACTTATAATAGTTCCTTTCATAATCTTGTTCTTTCAAAGCTGTTAAATTACCCTATAGCCCCTTTCTTAACCAGTAGTACCATTTGTTACCTTTCTTTAGGGCTTTTATTTACTTATCGTATGCTAGCTTTACATAATGGTAATATTATTTATCATAATTATGGTGGAGGTGTTAAACTATGTATTAGTGCAGGAACCGCCAGTCCTATCCTTCGTTTTCTCGCGTTAAATTATAGTCTATTATACAGGGGTAAAAACTTCAAGTAGTACAATCCCACCAGTGGGGACGTTTACTCGCTCAGATTTGGATTGTATTGCGTCTTAGGCATATGTCAGCACTTGTCCATACACCATAAGCTCAGTCTGGTGCGGACATTCACAGCTCCGCCATTATTTTCTGGTGTGTGTGCGGTTGGGGAGTCTAACAAGGTAAGCCCAAAATTACCCGGGCAATCAAACCTAAACCATACCAAAACTGACTAGCTAAAATTACTTAGTTTCGCTAGTTACTAATATATCTAAAAATCATTGGTTTTATTCTCGCTTATTAGCAGTACGCCGTGATAGACTGGAGATAGTGAAATAAATAAGTAGGAGGGTTATGATGCCAAAAGCAATCAGAGCAAGCAA